GTTAGTACAGCAGCACGGGCTTACCGGCTGCGCGCGTCATGTTGTTGATGTTGGGGACGACCACGCGGGCAAGCGTCTTACCATCCACAACGAGGTTCACATTGATGGGCTCGCGGCTGCCCTGTGCCATCGCCTCCATAACGGCCTGCTTGATGGTCGAAAGCGGCGCTTCGACGTTCGTTCCGCTCTTCTGGTCGCCCAGCACGGCAAGAAACTTTCGGTTCGGCGGGATGACCGCACCGCTCGCAAGCGCTGGGATATCGTTGTACACAGGCGCATTGCCGTCTAAGCTCTGCGCCGCCACGCGACGGCTGCGCGCCGGTGCCTTTGTTGATACGCGCGTACCGGTAAAACCGGACGTTGCTTTTCTGACTTTGGAATCGTCCACACTGTCGACGAAGAATTTCAGCGCAAGGCCGATCGCCGCCGAGATGATGAACGCCGTACCGGCGCTGACGATGCCCAGCGCCGCAAGGCCAACGCCGAGAACACCGGCCAGCAGTCCAAGAAGTACGCTGCGCCCGATGCTGACAAGCCGCTGCGTGCCCTTCTTCGGGTCTTTGCGGACGCTGTAAATGCTCAGTCCGAGAATCAGGCCTAATCCCATGCCGACGACTGTACCGACGCCCGGCGTCACGATAGAACCGATGACTGCACCAAGCAGCGCGCACAGCACGACGATCAACTCGGAAAGAAGCTGCGATTTGCCGCCGTGTTCCTCGTCCCCCTCTGCAAAGCCGGTGAGATAGAGGCCGAGGATCGCACCCAGGCTGAAACCGGCCACGCCGCCGGTGATGCCAAGAAACACGCTGCCAAGCAGCGCACCGAGCAAAGCCGTGATGACCACGATCCACGCATCCTCTGCGTCCATCTCGGTTTTCCATGTTTCGGGGTCAAGGCCCACAAGGTACAGCCCCAGCAGCACGCCGAGGGATAAACCGATGACGCCGCCCGTGATGCCGCCGAACGCCGCGCCGAGTGTTGCACCGAGCAGCGCCGTTAAAACGGTCAGCCATGTTGCCTTGCTCTTGGGGATAACTTTCTTGTCAAAGCTCCATTTTAGGTCATCCACGACGATCTCAAGCCCCGCGCGGATGGTCTTAAAGATATCATTGATCTTCTGGAACACCTTGTCGAGCTTTTCCATCATGGGCCCTTCGTCAAAATCAAAGTCCGGCGCAATGGCGGATGCTCCGCCGCCACCGCCGCCAACGGACGTTGTCGTGCTGAGTTTGTTGATCTCATCGAACGCCGCGAGCGCGTCTGTCGCTTCCTTTGCCGCCTTGCCGGTCGCGTCAATGGCGGCGGCCTCTTTGTAGAGGTTTTTGCCCGATGCCTCCATGCTCTTCTTTGACTTACCGCTCAGAATCGAGATGATCGTCACGATCTCCGACACAATGGCCGCAAGCAGATTCATTAGCCACGTCAGCGCCGGAATGAGTACGTCCATCAAAGGCGCGGCCAGCGTCAGCAGCGCACCTTTGAGGCGGGCAAAAGCGTCGGATGCCTCTGCGCTGGTCGCAATAGCCGCCTTGATCTGCTTGCGCAGCGCCATGAGCGCCGCCGTGATGACTGAGAATACAAGCATAGAGCGCGCTAAACTCTTGACCTGATCTCTGAAACGCGCGGCATACTGGCCCGCTTTGGCAAGCGCGGAATTCTCCGCCTCGCGCTCCCTGCGTTCCTGCTCCGTATTAGCGATCAACTCACCGGCAGCGACCTTTGCTTTGTCGAGCTTTACCGTCATGCTGTCGATGTTGGCGGTCGTCTCTTCGTAAGCAGCCGAAAGCGTTTTGACCTCCTTCGTCTGCGTGTGCAAAAGCGCTTCCTGCTGTTTGAGCTCCGCCTCCGCAGCGGCGCGGCGGTCGAGCACTTGCGTCTGATACTCGTTCTGTGTAAAGCCCTGTTTTTGGATCCATTCGCGGTCGTTCAGCCGTTCGACTTCCTTTCGCAGCATCTTCACGCGTTCCTCAGTAGCTTTCGCTGCCTGAGATGCGGCGTCAAGCTGCTTTTCAAGGTTCATCTTATTGCCCGTTTCCTTTTCAAGCTTGCTGTTCAGTTCGGATATCTCGTCACGCAGCTTGCTCAGTTTCTTTTGTGCTTTGGTCGAATCCAAATCACAAGAGAAAATCACACTGCCGTCAGCATTCGCCATTTAATCACTCCTTCCCCAATTTCAACCAAGTCGAAATGGTGGTCTCTTCTTCCTGGCTGAGCTTATTTTTTATGTTCACGAGGTCGCTGTTGCGGCGGTACCATTCGCGTTCGTCCTTTTCGAGCGTCTTTCCTCGTGCTTTTTTGTCTCTGATGCGCACGACCTGAGCAAAGGTGCAGTCCCCGAGATCGTTATACGCACCGAGGAACGTCCACCAATGGACGCCCCCGGTGTTGGTCTCCGCACCATAAGGGATCTCGCGGATATCTTGTCCGAATACTCGGTTGATGGGAGGGAGAATCAAAGGATAATCCTGCTCCCAATCGACCAACTTCGGCGATTTCTTCTTATCCTGCTCTTTGCCGCCGTTCTGGAACCATGTAAAACGGTCTACAGCTTCCTGCAAATGCTGCGGCGGGATATCCTCAGGCGAGACATAGAACATCTGCAAGATGCCCTCTGCGCGGTCAGTGCCGCTCAAATCAGGATCACTCAGCATTACGAAGATATCGAGAATTACGCGAAAATCTGTGCGTATCTCATAACTCACTCCGCCGATCTCGACGGAGGCAGGCAAGCCCCAATTCATCGGCGATACTTTGCCGTGTACTTCTGAATGCGCGGATTCGTGGCTTTCTGCTCACGAGCAAAGGCGCTGTCCGTCTCATCCATCAGCGCAAGCAGGAAATTTGTCCACACATGCAGGCCGTCCGCCATCACATAGAGGTTCATGCTGCCAAAGATGCTGTCACATACCGGCTCTTCAAAAAGACCGTCAATGATCTCGCGCATCTCCTTGTCGCGGCGGTCGGCAATGTTGAAAATCTCAACGCGGTCGCCGCACTTCTGCACCTCATCTGCGTATTTATCCTGCTTCTTGTCCAGTGTGTCAAACGCGTTGTAAAGACGCTGGATAAATGCGCCGTCAGTCGGGTTGAATCGAATGATCACATCGCCCTTAACGCCGTGCACGGTGTATTCCTGCACACCGTTCGCAAAACTAAGTTCCATATTTATCTCTCCTTAAATTTGTTTTCAGGAAGCTTTGTATTCAGAATGTTGATCTCTGCCGCTTATCGAAAATCAGAAGTTCTCCACGGCCTCGCCCGCGAGATCGTCCCATTTTTCGCTCATGCTGACAATTACACCGGGCGATTTGCGCCGGTAGCCGTCCCCGTCGCCGCAACTGTCAGAAATTGCCGAAATGCTATCCCATGCCCGCATGACTGCGCCCTCCCCGCTCTGGCAGTCAAGAGCGATAGCGTTAAGGGCTGCAGCCTCTCGGCGGCTGTCCGTAGTCTTTGCGGCTTCGGCTGCGTAGTGACCCACTAACTTTAGCATTGTGGGGTTGCTGTCGAATCGCTCCATGAACGCGGAGTAATCAGCCGGGGAAAGAACGCCGGTTTTCATCAGCTCAAGGGCGTTATTGTCGATTGCGTCGGGGTTTGCAATATTGGCGGCGCGCACTGCCTGTTCCAGCTCGGCGCGGATCGTGCGGCGCGTGGCCTTGAAGTTGTCCCAAACGCGGGCGCTCACCTCGTTAAAGGTGGCTTCTGCGTCATGCAGCTTTAGCGCTGCGCGGGTTGTTCTAACCTGCTTTTCCTCGGCGCTGTCTCCGGGCTTCCATGCGTTAGCGTCACGGCTGGCCTGCTGCGCCTCTTGGAGTGCGCGGAAAGCGGTGTTGTATTCGCTGCGGGCTTCTTTGAAAACTGTATCGAGCTTTCGGGCGTAAATGTTAAACTGGCTCATGGTGTGTTCTCCTTTCCTTACAGTTGACCGCGCAGCATAGCATTGAAAAGAGCGCTGCTGGCCTTACTGTCCTTTGCTTTTTCCGTCAGCTCTGCCGCGTACTTCTCAATGGTCGCGCCCAGATCGGACGCGGCAATACGATTTGCGGAAAGATCGCGGCGGGCAAGTGCGGCGGCTTCTTCATCGATATTGTGCTTGTCTACGCTGTCAAGGCTCACGCTGCTGCGGATTGCTTTATAGTTTTCGCTCTGTGCCTTGCGCTCCTGTTCCTCTCGCCGTGCCTGGTATTCGACTTTTAGGCGGCTTCTGGCGGCTCTGTATTCAGGGCTGCTACGCTCCAACTCGGCGCGGGTGCAAGCGTCCAAATACGCCTCGTCGCTGTCATAGTCGCCGCGCTTTACAAGGTCAAGGGCGCTACTCAAATCAAAGCCGAAAGCGGCCTTTGCCTTTGCTTCTACGCTCTCGCGGGTTTCAATGTTGGCCTTAAAGTCCATAATAAATTTCCTTTCTTTTTTATGTGCTATTGCGCTGTTTTTCTTAAAGGTCGATAATGATAACACATTCGCAGTCTGATAAATAATCTCGCGCCGCCTCCTGCGTCTGAAATACCTTTGCGGGGCTTTGCGGCGCTCTGCAAGCCGCCCACGCGCCATTTTCAAGCAGGGTCATAATTGCTACGCCCTCTTGCTTCTGCGCTGCAATCGCCTGTAAAGCGGCAATACGAGCTTTAATTCCGTTATTCAAAGGCTCTACCTCCGATCTCGTCACTCTCCAGCGCTGGCAATTCCAGCTTGCCGCGCTCAATGGCTTCGTCAAGCATCTGATAGAGGGACAAGCTCAACGGGTCTATGCCCTCGACAGGATGGGGATACAGCACAATGCGTTTGCCGTCCGGCGTCACCGCGCCATACTTACGCAAATACGTAAACGCATCTTCTGCCGTGCGGAACTCACCGCCGCCCTCGACGATGAAGACCGTCTCATCGGCTGACAGCAACCTAAGGTATTCCCGCAACGCCGCAAGGCGGATATCAAAATTTTTCTTCATCGCTGTTCCTGCTCCCTTCGCCATGCTTCAAGCTCGTCAAGCTGCTGCATGATGTCTGTGATCTCCGTGTACTTCACTGTCTGTCGTAAAATCTCTGCTGCGGCGCTTACGCGGGTCTGTGCGGGCGCGTCTGCATCCTGCATGATCGTTGCCAGCGTATCCGCCGCGGCGTGCGCCCGCTCCTGCAGCACGTTACGCGCCGCTTCGGTTCGCTCGCGCCGTGCCTCGTTATACTTCTGCATAAACTCAGGGTCGCGTTTTCGGCGATAGATCGTCTGCTCATTGATCTCGAGCTTTGCCGCCGCGCTCCGCACCGTCGCGGAGATCAAAAGCGCGTCAATAATGGTCTCGTCTCGAATTTTCTTTGCCAAAGTTTGAAAAGCCCCCTTTCCGGCTCTGCTTTATCTGACGTTTCAGTGTTTTTTATTAGTAATACTCCATCAGCGGTTTGCGGATACGCGGGTGCCGCAGGGCTCGTATTGCTTCCCGCCGCGCCTTTGCATCAGGCTTTTGACCAAGCCAAAACTCACTGATGATCGCGTCGCGCTGCGCATCTGTTAGTTGTGCAAGTGCCGCTTGCACAGCCTGTTGAAAGTCCCGCTGTTCGACGTCCTCAAAGGCCTCTTCTGCTACTTCATCTGAGATTGTGTCACCAAGCGTCAGGTCGCTGTCCTCGTCGCCTATCGGCTCGTCCATCGACCGGCAAACACTGTTGATGGGGTCACATCGCGCCCGCTGAGTTCTCTGCCCGCAAGCCTCTGTAAACGCCGCCCTGAGCTTGATGCCGTACAGCGTAAGAAATTCTCCTTTATCCGCATCCCATGTCGGCAGCGTGTCCATGAGGGCGATAAAGGCCACTTGCAGAAGATCGCTTTCCTCGACACCTGCGCGACCTTCCATTGCCCGCGTCCACCTCAAGGCCTGCTGCCACGCGAAGCGTTCAACCGCCGCCCAAAGGCTCAGAATGCCCGCATCGCCCGACTGCACCGCTGCTGCAATTTCGCTTGTTCGCTTATCCTGTGTGTCAAGTGCTTTCGCTTGCATATCCGCTCCTCCTGTGGTAAAATCAGAATTGACAATTCGAACTCACCACAAGAGCGGTCCTCCCCGATTTGGGGAGGGCTTTTTTCATACGTGTATGAGAACCGCGCCGCTATCGCTCACATCCTCGATGGGGCCGCTATTGATCGTGGCCATCGCGTGGACTTCACGGTCGCCGTTACTCAGCTCGACGAGCGCGAGGCAGGCGACAGGGTACGTCTTGCCGTCCTCGAATGCGTAAAGCATATTTGCAGGGGCAGGGATGATCTGGATGATCTTGTCTTCGTTCATGGTTCTTGTCCTTTCTCAGTATTAAAGTCTGAAATGATTGTTTAGCGCCCGTTCGAATTTATCACGGTCATCGACGGGCAGGTGCGGGATAAGCAGGCGTTGCAGTTCATCACGCTGACGGTAGCGGTCACGCTCACAGCGCGCGGGCTTGGTTGATTTTAGAATGCTGTACGCTTCCAAGATAGTCATAAATCCTCCGCCATAAAATTTGAATTTTGACCATCTTTTCTTTCTTCTCTCCTCCGATATTCATGTGCCACTCTCCAAAAACCCCCCTCGGCGTTTTTTCTCTGGCTCACGGTACGGCTCCGAAAGCTCAGTAAACTTTTGATGCGCACCGTCAAAGCTCATCTGCACAACACCCTGCCGCCCGCGGCGGTTTTTGGCAACAGAAACCCCGATTGTACCAGAATCGTCAATGCGCCAGAGAAACAGCACCTTCGAGCCGTTTTGCTCCAACTCCCCCGAATCTCGCAGGGAAAGCAGTGTTGGGCGGTCAGTGTCATTAACACCACGGTTAAGCTGTGCCGCCGCAATGATGGGAATCTGTAGCTCAGACGCAAGGTTTTTCAAGTCGCGGCTGATCTGTCCAAGTTCAAGATTTCGGCTGTCTGCACGGCGGTCAGCCTGCATCAGACCGAGATAGTCGATGACGATCAACCGCAGGTTTTGAATGGTCGCCGCTGCACCTCGAATTTTACTCGCTGTTGCTGCGGGCTCGTCCCAAAAATGAAGAGGAAGCCGTTCAAGGCGGTTAGATGCCGCCGCGACATCCCCCCACAGCTCGTCATTCAAATCTCGGTCGATCAGCTCGTCCATTGTCGCCATACTGCGGCGCGCAAGCAAGCGCTCGGTCAGCTCGGAAGCACCCATTTCCAGCGAGACGAAAAGCGTCTCGTTTCCAGCTCGGGCCGCGCTTTCTGCAAGGTCGAGCAGAAAAGCGGACTTGCCGACACCTGGACGAGCACCGACGATGATGAGCTGTCCACCCTCAAACCCTTTCAGAATGCTGTCCAGTATCGGGAACCCTGTATCGATACGAGACTGTTCCTGCGCTGAAAGGCTCCGCAGTGTCTCTGTGAGGGCCTGCGAGACGCTTTTCAGCCGTCCACCTGTGTTGTCAAGGAGATACGCCTTGCAGAGTTCGGCGATCGCTGTCGCTGGATTCTCTTCATCGAGCGCCGCAAGCACCCCATCGCGTAACCGCTTTTCCGCTGCGTGCTTATGTAGCAAGCGGGCATATTCCTCCGCGTTTGCAAGTGTGGGTGTCAAATCAATACAGTCGGCAAGAAACTGCCTGGGATTGTCCACAAGACCCCGGAGACCATCGGCGGCAATGTTTACATCAAACGCCTTGCCGCGTGATACTGCGCTATCAGCAGCGTCAAAGACCATAGTGCAGGCGGAAATGGAGAAGTCCTCGATGTTTACGATCTGCCGAAGTTGTAAGACCCGTTTGGGTTCAAGACAAACCGTTGCAGTCAGCGAGTATTCAAGAGCCGAGGTATCCTGCATCACGTATCGCCCCCCATCTTCGCCAAGAGTTGCGTAAACTGCTTCCTAAACTTGCCTCCCGACAAGATGCTGCTCTGCCAGAATGAATCGAACTGCGAAAACTGCAAGACTTCGTTGATGCTTTCCCAGTCGTGCTTGTCCAGTCGGTTACATTTGTCGAAGTCTGCCGCCCAGCTTTGCAAGGTCGCTTCTGAATGCGCCGTGCAGTTTGGCAAGCGTTCTTCGATCTGATCCGCGAGCCAGCGCGCAGCGCGGTATGGAAGCGAGTCGTGCTCAAAAACCTGCTTCGGTTTCTTCGTTCCGGCGGGAGGCGGAACGAGAGAATGATTTGAATTGAAATGTATTGAATTGGTATGATTCGTATACGCTTCGTTCAAAGGTATACGTTCGTATACGTCCGTATTCTCTCGAACACGATTCCATCTTGCTTCTATCGCCTTTTGGGCATTTTTGCAGCGATCTTGATATCTCTGTTTATCTGCGTCCAAAAGAGGTTGAACAAACCCCCATGTAATGGCCAGAGCAGGGCTATTAAAAGCCGGTTCTATCCCGTCTTCACCATAGCTGAAAATCGCATCCAAAAGCATCCCCTTTTCTTCAAGAGACAGGGCTTTTAGCCCCGGTCGCAAAGTGAAATAGAGCATCACTCCCGGTTGTTTCCCTCCGGCCATCAGTTTGTCTCCATTTGATCTTCAAGCCATTTTTCAAAAGCCTTTGCTGGAATCCTTACACAGTTACCAAGCCGAACAACGGGGAAGCCCGGCAAACGCATCCACCGATAGACTGTCGGTCTACTAACCCCCATTGCTGCAGCCAAT